ATCTTTTACACGAACTTTTGATTGTATAAGCATACCGTTTTGGGTCTTTAGATCATATCCACTAGCATCTGGATCATCATTAAAATCTGATCGAGGTAGAGCAGTGAAGGATGTGTTTTTTGCAATCCAATCACATTGTACATCCTCATTCGCATCACCAAACATCTTTCCCAAATCTCGCAAATTGTGTTCTTGCATAAGACGTTTCATTGCAATTTCTTGGTATTCAACTAAACTTTTCATAATAACCTCAATTCAATTTATTTGCCTGTCTCAATAAATACACCAAGACAGTTTCCCAATAGTTCTTTGCCCAATCAGATTTACTCTGGTTCAGTGCATAGTGGGCATTGCCGATTCTCTTGTTCACTAAGTCGGTCAAGTTCCTGCTTCTCCATTATTTGATCTACCATACCCATGAAGATGCCAAAGAATTCTTTCATCTTGGTAGTCTCATCTGCTTTGGGTACGCATAGGGTTTTTATAGTGGGGTCTTGTTTAGTAATAGCAGTCCTTGCTTCTAAACAGGACTTCATCGTTGGCATTTCTGTAGTGTAATCTCCACCACTTGATAATGCTGTAACTATAAGCAACGCTTTAAACATTAGACCGTCCTCTATCGACTATGTATAGTGGACCTGTCCAGTTGATTTCGAAACCACCTTCAAGGACGTTACCCCTTGAACCGTTTCTCTCAGGAGCACTGTAACCAGCACACTTCAACAAAGTTCCTTTTTTGAACTTCTTGTCATTATCAACATGGACAACAAAACCCCAAGCACAACCACCATTCCTTGTAGAAATCTTGGTGTACTTAGAACCTTCCTTGACAACCCAACCAGCTTTGAATTCCTTGAGCATCGTATTGTGAACCTCATCGTCACCACCAACGTAGAAGGTTCCTTTGTAATCATGATTACAGGCAGCGATCATATTCGCAATGCCGTCTTCAACAGTTTCAAATGTCTTTTTAATTGCTACAGTCATTTCATTAATTCCCATCCAGAATTTTCACACTTGTACTTCTCTTTACCGATTAGTATCATATCTCCGACACTAGTGGATCTACATCCATCAGAACCAAACATTTTGGTCACTTCTTTGTTGTTCCACCAAGCATCGTTAATTGTGTTGGTCAACATAAATGCTTTTTCTAATTTTGCACTGGTAGATAATTTCTTTTCAACTTCCACAAATGCGACCACGTGAGGTGCTTCATCAAAAGCAGCGTGGATAACAGAAACAGTCTCCATAAGACGTTTATCAAATGTTTTCATTAACGCATCAATTTTACTCATTCTGTATACATCTCCTTCTTATAAACACCAAATGCTTCAATCACCTTGCGTGACATTGCATATGGGTTTTTCTCAATAAAAGTCATCAATTCCACAAATGTCAATCCCAATGATTCACATTCTTTTCTTAGAACAGTCTTTGCACCTTTAAATCTCATTACACTTCTCCTAATGTTTTTTTTAGATATGTTTTTGCGTATTTCTCTGCTTCAGTAGACTTGAAGTACATACCAACGTCAGCAACAACTTCCTCAATAGTGAATTCAGAATCACCACCATAGAAGTATCCATCACAGAACTCTTCAATGTCCATTATGAAATTTTTTATTTTACTCATTACATCACCAACCATAATACTACTGGAAATCCCATCAGGGTTAATCCCATTAAAACTGTACCTATTTTTTCCATAATCTACTCCTTAACCCAATCCCATGCATGATCTGTATCAACAGCAAAGTAACCAATTCCTGGCAACTTAGGATCAAAATAATCATCCCTGATCTCACTCAAAAGCATCCAAGTATGACCACCAGCAGGACCATCCCACTTGACCTTACATTCTGGAGTCATAGTGGTATCAATCGCAACCACCTTACCAATCCATTCTGGATGCATTGCACCAAAACAACCTGTAATCTCTGTACCTAATTCAATTTTCATAATAATCTTTCTTTCTCTATTATATTACTAGTATATACTATAGAACAGGTTTTGTCAAGCAAAATCGTTCAAAATAAACACTTTTTTCTTCTTCTTACCTACGGTAAACTCTGAAAATCCCTTTGGAATGGGTTTATTCCATCCATTTTTACGTGCGATACTAACACTAGGGAAGACCCCACTTAGATGCATCACATGAGCCATGCACCAGACATCCTCAATATGCCATGCAGAGTCCTTATCTTCCCAAAATCCAAAGGATTTCATATCCTTCTCAGACATTTTAGGATGGATGAAATTGAATTCGTTATTCATTAAGAGCCCTCCACATCATCAACTTCAACAACCTTGAAAATACGATGTTTCCAACCAGAAGTCTCATTGAGGATCATTGCGTGTTCCTCTGCGTTTCCTGGGCAACCCATTGTCGCAGCGATTTCTTTAGTAATTATATTGTGGATTTCCCAATGCATATTCTCTCTTCCTTTTCTCAATTCTATATACATTATCGCATATACTGAGAATGAAGTCAAGTAAAATCGACATGGGAATGTCGTTATTTTGGGGAGTGTGACAAAAATGTCACTATATGTAATTTATCTCTATAGGTTGTTTCTTACAAGTTCCGAACACATGATTATCTCTAAGATGATGGACTCTTCTATTCTTGCCTTCTTGTTTATACCCGATACCCATAACCAACAGAGGTTCTTTTTTTAACTCAAGAATTGACTTCAACTTTGGTACGTCCAAGATACAAGAACAACAGCCCGTACCGTAACCTAGTTGAGATGATACTAAATTAACATACCCTGCAGCGATACCCAATGCAGTAAATCTATCGGATTTCAAAATAGTCAAAGCTTTTTCATGGTAGTCAGATGAAGGGTTGACCGCTGCTCTAATTTCTGTATTAGTGTTAGGACTGTTCTTATCATAATTCTCATACTCTTCAAATACAAATACCAAATTACCCAAGACTTGAGGATTATCAGGATTAGTGGCCGCCTTACAACAGGTATAGATTTGTCCAATAATATTTCTGTCTGTAGTCACATGCAATTTGTAGAACGCAACATTTTGTTTACTGGGACATTGTGTAGCCGCAGTGACAATGGTTGCGATATCGTCTTCGGGCATATCCCTCGTTAGGTCATAATTGCGTTGGACATGTTGACTACGATGGATAGCCTTAAACAACTCCATATTTTTAGATTTGGATTTTGGTCTAAGATTGAGTACTTCGGCTGTATTATCGAACACATTGTTCTCCTATTTTTAATTATTTATAAAAACTATCTCTTCTTCTTAGCAAGTTCCATTGCTATCCAATTTGTTGCTCTAGTGTTTGTCACCTTCCTACGGAGCAATCCTTGTATGCGTTTCCAGACTTCTGTGAAGGGGTTTTCTGCTCTGACATTATTGTCTACAATAATCATTCTGCCCTTGAAGAAATTATTGAACCGTCCTATATTTGATTGTACGTCTTTCCAAGACTTAATCACAAGAGATTCTGGGACACTACGAGCACGTTCTGCATTGCTTTGCAGAGCAACGTCAAGTGAGGTGTTCACAAATATCATATGCGTATCGTAACCTAACTCTTCTAATTGCCGTGCCTGATCCAACAGTCTATCAGCATTCTTACCAGTACCATCAATGACAAGTCCGAGTCTACCTTCAAGATAATTGCCCTTTGCCTTTTTGCTCATAGATTTTGCTTTCTGACGAAGGGGTTCCCTGCGATCAAATTCATCGTCGGGCATCTTGAGTGACAAACTTGCCTTTTTTATAAGCATTTCAAAAGCAGGGTCTGAATTAACTATCTTGAGTCCCGTGCCACCAGTAGTTTTTCTGACCACATATGACTTACCACTGCCTGGGCCTCCTGCTAAGAAAAATGCCTTAAATATGTTGGGGTCATAAACCCCCTCCTGTAATTCGTGGAAGTATTTCATTTTCTTTTAATCCTATTAACTCTTGGTGTAGTTGTTTACGATCTTGTATGTATCTACCCCGTCTATGCATTTCTATGATATATTTATGTTCATCTGAAATCTCTATGGTGTTGCGATCTTGGGTTTGGAAATTCATCTTCTTAATTCTATTTTTAGTCCTTGCCATTTTTTCATTCCTTTTCAGTTTAAGTTTTTTGATCATAGGGTTTGAGTTAATAGCATTCTCCTTTCTTACCATCCAGAATTAGATTCGTCATAAAATCTGTTATAAATATTACCCACATTGTCAGGGGTAGGTTCATAAGCATCTTCTACTTCCTCTAATTCTTTTGTTAATCCGTTTTTATATAAGGTCATATTCATTTCATGAGTATATGAAGCGAGAGTAAAAGTATGTTCTATTCGTCGTATAAAATATCTTCCACTATTAATTCTGTCAAGTTTGGGTCCATCAGTTGCTTTAAGTTCTGCATGATGCGGTATGTTTACTTCTACCATATCTCCACAAGAAATAACAGTATTACCATGTACCATCATATTTAAACCCAAAGTACCATACATTTGATGCATATGAGATTGTCTACGTTGACTCCATTTTTGTGGGGAGTATGGTTCATATGCGGATATTCCATTTCCTGACAAATGTTGGGAATCCCTTCCTGCCGCTCCAAAAGGAAGTGTTGCATTTGGCATTAACATAGGTGTTGAACCAATGTCTGCAATTCCACCCCCCTCTTCCACAACAGGGGTTCTAGAATAAACAGGAAAACTTGCTGGTTGATTTACAGTAGTATTTGTTTGAGGAAATTCGTCAAAATAATTGTAACCGTGTTTTGTATAAGATTTTTTAGTTATGTCATGAACAATCAAATTTGAATTTAACATTCCTGCCATCTGGTCTTCCATTTGATTATTATTGCTCATACCATAAGTAAGTATAGTTTCCAAATTTTCCATAATACTTTCCGTACCAGCAGCTGGGGTCCAAGAACCAGAATCTGGTTTCACATTATAAAACCATGATGGTGTTCTACTAAAACAACTATCTAAACTTCTGAAGTGATAACCTCTAAAGGATTCCCAAAAAAGAAAATTAGGTGAAGAAATTGGTTCGTTTGTTATTGCTTGTTTCTCCATTTTAGAAATAACTTCAAAGGGAGTTATATTCGGGGCAATTATTTTCTTATTACCACTAGAAGGTTCTATCCATCTCTCTTTAAGACAACCTACTCTGTCCAACATTTGATTAACGATGGCATCGCAAGATCCTTCTAGTTTTTCAGAAATCAATACCCTACGATTCTTTATTGCTTCTCCTGATATGAAACTAAATGTTACTGTCTCTGTCCCTGTACCAACATTCAATTTACCTACATTATATACGAAAAACACATTCTCAGAATAATCTATGGTACTTTCTATTTTTCCAGGAAGAGTTGGTGTTTTTAATATCAATCTAAAATATTCTTGACCCATAAGAGGTGTTATAGATGATAGGGCTGCTTGGTTATGTAATAGACATTCACCTTCAATCCAAGGACGATCAATGTCTTCATAAAGAGTTATTGACATAAGGTTAGGTTCAATACCAACCGACTTTCCTGAACTGGAAAGTATTTCTGCTAACTCTATTTGAAACTGCCCTGCGTATTGTATTTGCTCTGGCATTATAAAACACTCGCAGACATAAGACCTTCAAATTCATTTACTAACTGCGAAACATAAGCAGGGTCTAATAATCTTATTTGTCTAAGAGTGTCTTGTCTGTCTTGTTCATATTCAAAGTTTGTAACAGTTGAGGCAGATGGGTAGTCCGTATTGTCTGTTCCTATGTCTATCTTAATTGTATCCTTACCTGATGTTTGAGCAATTTCATAGTGATGCAATGCATCAGGGTCAGCATATTTTTCATTGACAAATTCTAGGAATTGTGGAGTACTCATCGGCCAACCATGATAACGATCTGTTACATTGTTTACAAATAATACTATCCAATGTAACTCAGGATCACCATATAACTTGAATGCTATATCTTCTGGTTTTTCTCCTTCTTTAACATCATACGTATCATAAAGCAAGGTATTAGTTCTAACTCCAGTTCTAAGAGCAACACGTTTGAGCATATTTGTTGCAATGTCAAAGTCACCCTCACCCTTTGCATCATAAAGTATATGTGGAAATTTACTAAAATACATGGTTAATATCCTTGACTTACTCTGTCTTTTGTCATAATCTCCATTTCTTTAAATGTGAGAGTTAAAGTAGTTCTTTGGGGGGGATTTCCTGATTGATCCATCATATTTTTAGTAGAACCATATGCAACATAACGATCTCCACCATATTGCACAGAAACATTAGTACAAAAACACGTGGATATTTTATTAAGGAAATTATTTTCTGCTCCTTGGTACATATACTCTATATCAAATGTGTCTGGGATTGTCATGGATCTTCCTACAGATTTTTTTGAACTCTTGCCCTTTATAGCAGGATGCATCCCACTCATAGCAGGCGAAGATTGGTTGTCCACTTCCCAACTATCTGCCCATTCTGGTAGGGCATGATATTTAAACATATATATTATCTGCTCTACTACCTTTGCTTCTTGTTCACTTTTGGGTATAAAAATAAAAGTGTATGTAAATTCTCTGCGAGCAACACCCTCAAAAGAAAGTTCCATTTTATTGCTAATAATTCTTCCTGATTTTACTTGCATCAACGCACGTATTCCTGGGGCAACAGCATCCATTGTTTTATATGCCCCTTTCTTTGCCATTTCTGTAAACTCATCAAACATCCGTTTTCCCAAAGTCATTCCTTCACCAGATGCTAATGTTCCTGTTAGTTGCTTTTCTATCAAATCAACACCAGCAATTATTGCTCCAGAAAAAGCACCTACATCTACATCAGTATAATTTGGAGTATAATTTACAGAAACATTTGGGGGCATATATAGTGCTATAGATGTTTGAATCCGTTTTGTGGGAGGTCTGTGTTGCACATACATAGAGTTCACAGGAGCGCTGTTTATAGCAGATGTCTTAGAACCTGTCTTTTTAAGTCGTGCCAATTTATTGGTAGAATCGGCTATTCCAATATCGGCATCTGCCTGATCAAATTCATTCAATTCCCCTGTTTGGAAACTTTTTCCTGCAAGTTCAGAATCAATGCTTTTGCCAATATTCTCCATATTCCCTGCATGTTTACTGCTCTTGATTTTTCCTTGTTTAACTTCATTGATATGAAAAAGAATGTAATGACCCTGCATAGGATCACCTTCGACATTCAAAGGGTACTGAAGATTTTTAGTATAAAAATTTGATTTTCCACCAAGAAGAGAAGATGGGGAAGTATCCATCCCCTTTCCTATCATACCTTTTACCTGAGAAAAGGCATTGCCAACCGCACCCTTCACCACCTGATTTAATTTTCCTGCTACTACTTGTCTCAATGGCATGTCTAAATATCCTTACGAAAGTATTTATACGAGATGGCATACAAAGGTCGATTTAACATAAGCAATCCCTCAAAATATAAAGGTGATCCTCAAAGGATCATCTACCGTTCTCTATGGGAACGTAAGTTTATGGTATACTGTGACACCAATGATGCCATTCTTGAGTGGGGAAGTGAAGAATACATTATCCCTTATTTATCTCCTTGGGATGGACGTATACACAGGTATTTTCCAGATTTTTACATTAAAGTACGGCAAGCAAAAGGCACTACCAAAAAGTATATCATAGAGGTTAAACCAAAAAAGCAATGTGAACCCCCTAAACAACCCAAGAGAAAAACAAAGAGATGGTATAAAGAAACTAAAACATGGGGGATTAATTCAGCAAAGTGGAAATATGCAGAAAATTGGTGTAAAAATAACGGCATGGAATTTAAGATATTAACAGAGGATCATTTGGACATTCGGTATAAATAATAACATGGCACAAAGTAAGTATATACAGGCAGTAATAAAGGCACAAGGTGGAAGACCACGTTCCACGGAGTGGTATAAAGATAAAATTCGAGAATTGGGAAAACCAGGTGCTATGGATTTAATACGAGATGGAAAAAGAAATGCAAGACCTTTCTATGGTAGACTTAATATGTTCTTCTATAACCCAAAACATAGAAAGACTCTACCCTATTATGATACCTTTCCTCTAGTATTGCCTTTAGAAAAATATCCTGACGGGTTCCTCGGAATTAATTTGCACTATCTTCCAATACCTACAAGAATTAGACTTCTGGACCGTTTAGTAGATTTTTCTAATAACACCAGATTTGATGAGTCTACTAGATTAATGGTCGATTATAAAAAATTGAAGAATATAAAATTTATTAAACCAACGGTACACAGATACCTTGCAGGACATGTGCAATCACAGTTTCGTAGAATAGATGCAGATGAATTTACTGTAGCAACTTTGTTACCTGTACAGAGATTTAAAAAAGCATCTGCTAAAGAGGTATGGGCAGACTCTAGGGGAATGATCTAATGGCAAATTTCGAAGGACTAGGATACGGTCTATTAAACGATGCTTTGGGATTTTTACGTTCTGATGAAGGTTTTGCATTACCTAGTAGATATGAAATAGAAATAGGACAACCCACTACTTTTAAGGGAACTGGTCCAAGTGGTGGTGGTAGTGGTGGTTTACTTGGTGCCGCTATGAAATTTCTCCCTTCTGGTTTAAAAGGAATAGTAGGAGGTTCAAAGGGGGATGGATTAAGAACTATCCAACTAAGAGCAGAATCAGTTCAACTTCCTGGGAGAAACTTATCAACAGGAGATGACCCAAACATATATGGTCCTATCAGATCAGTTGTCGAAGGTGTTAATTTTGCAGAGGATATTAATATAACATTTCAATGCGGTTCAGAATTAGGGGAAAGAAAATTCTTCGAAGCATGGCAAGAAGCATGTTATGAAAGAGAAACTTGGAATTTGAAATACTATAACGACTATGTTGGTTCTCTATCTATCTATCTGCTTGATACTAACTCTAAAAGAAGGTATGGTCTAAAATGTATGGAAGCATATCCCAAGTCAGTAGGATCAATAGACCTAAATTATGCTCCTGCATCAGACATTGCAAAAGTAACAGTTTCTTTTGTTTTCAGATATTGGAAGAATATAGATATTGACGATCAAGGTTATGATGTATTAGGCAATATGGCAAATACGGTTCTAGATCATGCTGAGAGAAATTTAATGAGAAATGTACCAAAATTTATGAATAAATTAGGATAATATAAAGGATGAAAATATTATGGCACTGCCGAAACTAAAAACACAGATATATAAAATTAATTTACCATCAACAGGAGAAGAAATCAAATTCAGACCTTTTCTTATGAAAGAGCAAAAGATTTTAATGATTGCTCAAGAATCAGAAGAAGATGAGCAAATGCAAGAAGCAATTGCAAATGTTATTCAAGAATGTACTTTCCAGAAAATAGATCCTTGGACGTGTCCAGCATTTGATCTAGAATATGTCTTCGTAAAATTAAGAGGAAAGTCTATAGGAGAGAGTGTAGAACTAACTGTACTCTGTCCTGATGATAATGAAACAAGAGTTCCTGTTACTATAGAATTAGATAAACTTGAATGCACGATGGTCGTTGGTCATACTAATGAAATAATTCTTTCTGATGATGTTAAACTGGTAATGAAATATCCTACCTTAAAAGATGTAATGTCTATGGGGGGTAAAGAAGTCGGAGAATCACAACAGATTTTTAATATGCTCAGTAAATGCGTACACCAAATAGTTGAGGGAGAAACTATACATCAAGATATAGATATTCCTGAAACTGAATTAACAGAATTTTTAGATAATCTAAATTCTGATCACTTGGAAAAAATAGGTGAATTTTTCGATACTATGCCGAAACTTTCCCACACAGTAGAAGTTGTAAATCCGAAAACTAAGAAGAAAGGTGAAGTTTTAGTAGAAGGGTTTCAAAATTTTTTCGTTTAACCCTCTCACATGATAACCTTGCCAATTATTATGAAACAAATTTTGCTTTGATATATCATAATAATTGGAGGTTGGAAGAACTAGATAATATGATACCGTGGGAGAGGGATATATACCTTGGTTTAACAATAAAGCAATTACAAGAAGAAAAAAAACGACAAGAGGAAGAAGAACGGAAAAGTAAAGGTTGATAAGCACATGTTACGAGAAGGACTTTTCAAGGCAGTCATAGTACTAGTGCCTACATACCTTACAGCATATTTGACTGATAAGATGGTATATGTAATACCTATGCTCGCTGCAACAAGTTTTATTGCGGTGAGTTTGACTTCTAGTCCTAACACAGAACGTAGAGTAGAGGAAGACGGTTGGAAAAAAGACGATGGATAATGGATTAACGGCAGAAATAATTTCAGCAGAAGCAGCGGCATTGGAAATTACAGCATTCCTTCTTCCTTACATTGGGATGGTATTGATTGTTGTCCTTGCATTCATTTTTAAGGATTATACAACCAAGTGGGCAAAAGGTATTGCATTTAAACTCAACAGACAATTCCAAGAAGGGGATCATGTCTTACTGGATGGAGAACGAGCACTTATTGTTAAAATAGGATTGACACAGACCGTATTTGGTGTTACTAAAAATGGTGGGGAATTAGATGGGGATTATGTGTGGAGATATGTACCGAATGAACGTATTGATTTTCTTAAATTAGAAAAGATTATTTTTGACCATACTCCTATAAATAATAGAGAAAGAATAACTAACAACTCAAATAGAATTGAGGAATTGAAAAATGGCACGGAAGAAGGCAAATTCTGATATTAATATCGTAGAGGTAGATCGATCTACTACTGAAGTTCAACCAGCAAGTTGGTATAATACAGCACATGCTCAAGCAATTGATAAGTGGAGAGTGTGGCCACGACTCCTGATCACCCTCTATGGTGTTATGTTCTATAGAGTAACAGATTGGTTTATGACCCTGCCTGACCCCACCAATGCTCAGAGTGCATTTGTCTCTGTAGTAGTAGGTGCTGGAGCCGCATGGTTTGGACTATACTGTGGTTCTGGTGGTACTAAGAAGGATAAAGACTAATGGCAGATGATCCCAACAACAAAAAACTAATAGACGCAATCGAAAATGCTAGTGTTGATGCCAAGGAAGAAGGCAAACTAACACGAAAAGATATTGACACGCAAACTGCTGTGTTGGGGGCGGCTATTCTGAATCTTCAAAAGCAGGGTGCAGATCAACATAAGAAAGATAATAAAATTAGTCTTCAAGAAAATCTCGGAAGTCTTTTAGAGGTCGCTGCAACCTTTAAGGCACAAAAGTCACAAATGGAGCATGAGCAAAAAGAGAAGATGACCGAGGTTGATGACATATTGGAGAAAAAAACCAAAGAAGACAGAAAATGGTATGGCAGTATGCTCGATTTCATGAGGAAGGGAGATAAAGATGAAGATCAACTGTCTGCTCAACAAACTGAAAAAACAAAAAAAGACAATGCCAAATCAAAAATGGAGTTCAAAACATTAAAGAGTATTGGTAAGAGTGTGGGGGGTATGCTCAAGTCCATGACGCAATGGGATAAACTTAAAGGGGCTGCAAAGTTCACATTCTTTGGTGCGTTGATGGCAGGATTTATGGTAGGACTTATCAAATTTTTGGATACTAAAACATGGAAAGATTTTAGAGCATGGGTATTTGATCCACAAGGTTTATCTAAAACTTTGAGAGAGTGGGGTTTGTCATGGAAAAATATTAAAAGGGCTTTATTTGGAGAAAAAGACGGACCATTCTCATGGGAAGGGAAAAATATGGGATTCTTTCCTTGGTTGGGCAAGATTTGGGGTTGGATGGTCATCAAGCTCAAATCTTTCGGGAAGGGTGTGAAAAAACTTTATAAAGATATAAAAGATCCTAAAAAAGATTGGTTAGAAACATTAACAGAAAATTGGAAGGCAATCTTCGGCATCGGTGGTATTCTGGCAGGCCTTGCACTTACAATTGGATTCGGACCACTGGGAA